GGGAGGTCAGTTTAATCTGACCTCCCGACCCGGTTGTTATCAACCATGAGACCTTCTCCTCTGCGCGCTCCAGTTTAAAGACTACAGAGTAAATCTATTAATTTAGATTCCGTCTCGCGTATTGAAATAAGATAGAACAAGATATTGTTATAAAACTATATCCGCTCTCTTACTAGGGCGTTAACCCGTATTGTTCTTGTAAGGATACAATATAGGCTGCTTATATACCAGCTTTACCAGTATATTTTAGTTACCAATCTAATCAAAATCTAGTATTGATTTAAAATCCAAGCTGACTACCTGAATTTATTTAGGCTCTCACAAAAAGAAATTAAATCGATATGAAAACTTTTGTTACGAATGTAATATCCGCTGAAAGTTAATATAGGATATTATACTAGTGCAAATTTTATTTGTTAAATTGATATTAACTAGGTTTATTAGTTACCTTTGAAACTATTCATTTTGTTTATGCTAAAACACACTGCTTGTGAAAAGCACTCAAATCACTTTTAGGGGCTAGAGACATATTGCCATTAGTTCTCTAGCAGCAAAGCCCGATGAAGTGTAGGTTAAGCCTCCTAGTGAAAAACATGGATATCACTTAACTTAGTGGGATGAGTATTTACTCATATTGATAGATGTGTGCCCGCTTTAGTACTTAATTGTACCAATAAGCTATCTATCTGGCACGTCTGGTTACGAAACTAAGTCAGTTCGTATGGAGTAAAATCCTTGCCAAAGACGTTAAACAAATTGTCTTAACAAACAACAACAAAATATGAAGTTTGTCAACTCTAAAATGACACCCCAAAACACCGAAACTCTTTTCTCTTTGATTCAGCAGTTTGATGAAAATCATCGTGTTGATTCTGTAGAAAGAAGAGCTTTTCTCAAAGCCGTGCGCATTGTGCTCGGTCTTGAGAAAATGACCAAATTGAAACGTAATCTTAGAAGATATCGTGCAACGTATCGCAACCAATTGGTTGTCGCTTATGTTGAAGCTATCACTTCTGTTACCAAGTGTGAAAAATTTTCAGCCCAAATCGGACTGAACATTAATCACACTTTTAACATCGGAGATTACGATTCAATCATTGACATGATTTGCGATAAGTTTAATCTTATTTCATCTGCTATCAATTGGAAAACTTTGATTGTGTCTTTCGTTTTGTGCCTTACTAATGTTTGGTACAATTTCGATAGACCTGCCACAGTATTGATGTCAATTTCACAGTTCTTAATGACTTTGAAATTAAAGGATACTATTATGCAAGAAGCATTAGAATGGTTTAAAACCACCTATGTTTCTTTGACTGATATTGTATCTGACCTCAAATCCAAATGTAAGACAAGATTTTCTTGTCAAGTTAAGCTTGATGAATTATCTTACACAGACGCAAGTAAATTGATCCCGACTCTTGGATGTATCATCTCAGTGATTCTTTCTCTTGGTGTCATGCGTTGCATGCCTAAGGGAGATTCATTTGATACATCTTTCAACCGATTCTCAAAAATTTCTGGAGTGATTCGATCACTCCAGGATGTTTCCAGAATTGGTGGTGATTTTGTCACTGCATGTATTGATCAATTTGCATTCATGGTATTTGGCGTCGAAAGACCCAAATTGGATGAATGGAAGAATATCAATGTATGGAATGATGAAGTTGTAAGTTTGATGGTGCCTGACTTTGAGAACACAATCAAGGGTAACGAACAATTGAAAAACCGTGTAGAATCACTTCTACAACAAGGTTTGAATATTGTCAGAACTCTAGATATGCTCAAAGTACCGGTTGCTGAACGACAACATATTACTCAAAGTATTATGTTTCTAACTCGAGCAAGAGAGACTGCAGGAAACTGTGGTGCAGGCCAAACTAAACCTCGTGTGGCACCAGCTATTATTCACATTTGTGGTAATTCTGGTGTCGGCAAATCGACAGTCCTTTGGGCTTTGATTTCTGAAATTCAAGCCTCGCTTGGAGTGACGAAAGCGTCTGATTTGCATGAGAAGACCTATTTTAGGCGCCCTGGAGGAAAATTCTGGGACGGCTATAATAGTGGGATGAACGTAGTAGTATGCGATGATTTTGGAGCTATGATTGATTCTAGCTCCAAACCCAACGAAGAATTCTTAGAAGCTATTCACATGTCCAATACTGCCTTTTGGCAGTTGAACATGGCTGAATTATCTGAGAAGCGAAATACATTCTTCCAAGCCAAATGTGTTTTATGGACCTCCAATAAATCACATTTTGCTGTCAAATCATTGACAAATCCTGAGGCGGTGCTACGACGAGTAGACTTGAAGATTAGACAGAAACCAAAACCTGAATTCAGCAAAACTGACATGCAGAATGGTATCTCCGTAGAGATTCTAGACAACAAGAAAGTGAACGAAGCTATCAAGAAAGATCCGACAGCAATGTTGGATTGCGTTCTTTTCGATATTATCGATAAGAATGACCCTAATGATAGCGTCATTGAAGCTGATCTTGGATTCTGGGATGTTGCAGAACGCTGTGTTATTTTGACTCAAAAGAGTATTAACTATTTCGAAGATTTTAACACTGTGTTAGCAACTCATGTAGAGGATGCTATTCTTCGATGTGCAGATGGTACATGGAAGAAACCTGCAAGAATTACAGGACAAATCAAGATGGAACCAACTCTTTGGAACTATTTTGGTTACGACTATCAACATTGCGACCTTGTGGAAGGAATGAAGAAAGCTGTGATCGAAGAAGTTTCCTTGGGAGATATGACAGATGAAGAATATGAAGCATGTAAGTTGATTGTTGTACCAGATTGCCTCTTTATTGAGACGTCTAGACATCAACCAATTTTAAATGCCTATCATTCAGCTGAGTCTGCATGGACTTATCTTGACCCAGCAGAAAAAACAGAGGAAACATTCATTAATCTTTACGTACAAGCGTGTAAGAAAAATGGAAAAATTCTCTCTATCTCTGAACAAGATATCTGTGCTAGTCATTTTGCAAAGTTGAAGCAACGATTGAGCATTGTGAGGGAGCATATCGAGGCAAAGCATTCTGCTTTGGTTCATTATGTTGAATCACAATATGCAATTTCCCCTAGAACATTTTATGTTCTTACTGGAGTTGTTTCAGCTGTAATGGCTGTCGGAGCTTACAAGCTTTACTCATACCTTTTCTCTACTGTTGAGAAGTTTCAAAAAGAAACTTATGATACAGAAAAGACGAAAGCCTTGATTAGAGCTCGTGTTGAAAGTCATTATGATCAAAACACTAAAGGCCGTGTGAACGGTCCTAGCGTTGAAAATTATGATGTTTCAACTACGAAAGCGAAGAAGAATCATACTGTTGAAAATTATTCAACGAACGTTACTAAAGGTAGAAATGGTGTACAGCTGGAGGGCATTAATGCCCAAGCTGTTGTAGATCAAAACGCTGCCGAAGTAGTGAACGTTGTATATAAGAACATGTATAAGCTTGAATGTAAGGAGAACGGTGAATGGTCACATATGCTTAATCTGACTGTTATTAAGGGTCGTCTTGCGATCATTAATAAACACGTTTTGATTAAACGTCATGTGACAGAGTGGAGAATTAGAAATTCTTCATTCCCTCAAGGTATTGAATTCAATCTGATGTCATGTGCTATGGCAACAGTTGAAGACGATGAATCTTCTGTCTATGCTAAAAGAGATGTCATGATGATTGAACTGCCTCGTGTAGTTCATACGCATCGTGATATTTCTTCTAAGTTTATGACAGGAGACGATTTCTCTAGATTCAATACATTGAAACAAATCAGCGCTATTGGATACATTCCAGATTCTGAGATCAGCGTGCGTCAATATTTCGGTAATGACGTGGCTGCTGTTGATACAGAATTTGAAGTGGATGATGGCAGGGATAATGTAATCTTGAAGGTACGTAGAGTATTCAAATACAATATCCAAACAACATCAGGAGACTGTGGTGCTGTTCTCGTAGCATTTGACAAAGATTTTAGCAATAAAATTTTTGGTATCCACTGCGGAGGAACAGTAGCGGCTCGGTGGACCGGGTTTGGTACTCCTGTCACCAAGGCATTTTTGAATGTTTTGGAGGCACGTATCACACCTAAGTTCGACGAATCTAGAATGAGTCCTGAGATCCAAACACATAGCGATATGTTGGATCTCACTTGTTCTGAACAACCTGACGGAAGCATGAGTTGGTTTGCGCATTTACCATTCATCGGTAATTTTTACCAGATTGGAAAAGACGCAACCAGAATTCATGCCAATGTCAACACTCGGATTTTTGAATCACCCGTTCACGGACTGATTCAAGAACCCACAATGGCACCTGCTAAGCTTGCACCCTTTGTGAATGCACAAGGGGTTCGAGTTGACCCTATGGTCAATGCAAGAGCAAAAGCTAGTCCTATTGCTGCTCCTTTGGATAGAGATATTCTTACATCGTGTGTGAGAGACTTTATCCAAATGATTGACAGTGGAGACGAAGATGCCCAGCTTTTGACTTATGAAGAGGCAATTGCTGGAAAAGAAGGTGACGACTGTTATCCCCCCATGAAAAGGAGTACTTCTCCAGGTTATGGATGGGATAAGAAAGGAAAGGGTAAGACTGCTTGGCTAGGAGATGGTGAATATGATTTTACCAACCCTATGCTAAGGAGTGCTTATGATAATCTTCTTGCAAAATGCAGGAAGGGTATCAGACCCTCGACAATCTGGACGGACACGTTGAAGGATGAGCGAAGAACTTTAGATAAGGTTCAAGCAGGGAAAACACGTTTGTTCTCGTGTGGCGAGATGGCTTACACTGTATTGTTTAGGCAATACTTTGCTGGCTATATTGCTCACATGACCCGCAACAAAATTGATTTTGAATCATGTGTTGGAGTAAACGTATACTCGAGAGATTGGTCATACTTAGTTGATCACTTGACACAAACTGGTAATAAGGTTTTGGCAGGTGATTTCTCTAATTATGATGGAACTCTCCATCCTGAAATGCTGTGGGAATGTCTTGAGTTGATCAATGCATGGTACCAGGGTTCTGAGGAAGATAATCTTGTAAGACGCGCACTGTGGTGTGAAATTGTTAATTCAATTCACATTTCAGGAAACGTGTTTTACATGTGGAATCATTCTCAGCCTTCTGGATGTCCTATGACTACCATCTTGAACTGCACATATCATTCTTTGTCGGCACGGTATGTATACATTCTGTGTGCCATGAAGTATGCAAAAGAAATGACTCCATTGACTCATTTTCATAAATACGTTAGACACGTGAATTATGGAGACGATGATGTGTGGTGCATTTCGAATAGTATTATTGACTGGTTTAACCAAGTCACTATTACTGAAGCGTACCTGGCGCTCGGAATGACATATACCGATGAAGCAAAGACAGGCAATATCGTACCCTATAGATCCCTTGATGAAATTAATTTCCTCAAGCGATCCTTTAGGTTCGATACAGTCCAGCAACGTTGGCGAGCTCCTCTTGCTCTAGAGACGATTCGCGAAATGCCTATGTGGATCCACGGGAAAGTGGATACATATGAGTTGACAGCATCGAATCTGGAGCAAGCTGTCCGTGAACTTGCCCAACACCCAAAGGAAGTGTTTGATCGTGAACTACCACCATTCGAGGTTGCTCGAAAGGTTGTAAGCAAGAAATACCCAGTGTATTTCTTAACTTATGAGGCTTATCAACTTGATGAGTTTAATAAGTTGATCTAAACATTGACAAAGGATATACAAGATGTCGGATCCTTGTATCTCTTTCGAATGAAGATTCCGAAACCCAAAACTCCGTGATCGGGGCTATTTTCATATCACCATAAGAAAATAGCAGCAAATCCTGCTGGAGTGTGTTATATTCTCCTTTGGAGCACTTGTAACGCAGTGAGAGGGTTATTTAGCCCTAGTGATAAATGTTTGCTCACTTTAAAATAATAGGATATTTATCTGGTGCATCGTATTGACGGTCTAAGTTAGCCTAAATTCAGATGAAAAAGAATTGACTTAACGAAACACAAACAAACACGTTGTCCAGTGAATCTGCAGTAGTTCCTGACACTAACAATACTGCACCGAGCCTCTTAACAGATAATGTTAAGGTCGCTCAAAACCAACAGACAGTTGAATTCAACGAAGATGGGAAAATGGCGGAAGCTATTATTCAACCTTTGTCGATTGATGAGACATATATTCATGGCGCTCAAGATGACTTGCAAAATACCATTATTGATATTTTTGCGAGACCAATCATCATGAACGAATTTGAATGGACGAGTGCAGATTTAGTTTTTACTGATTTGCTCCCTGCTGTGCCTTATCCAAACGTATGGATGAACAAAACAATGATCAAGTCCAAACTTGAGGGTTTTCGTTACTTTAGAGGAGATTTAGTTCTTCGTCTACAAGTTAACGCACAACCATTCAATGCTGGTATCTTGATGTTGTTTTTCAATCCATTTGGAAATCAACTAACCGAACAACCATCCAGTTTAACTCACTTCGGTGGGGTATCTGGATACCGACACGTAACAATGAACATTGCAGAAGTTACTTCTGTAGAAATGCGAATTCCATTTATGTGCCCTCTTTCTCATTATGATCTGATTACGCAATCAGGTGATATGGGAACAGTTCTTTGTAAAGTTTACTCTCAATTAACTGGTGAGGCTAGCGTAGATGGTGCGCTATGGGCGCACTATGAAAACGTATCTCTAGAGATGCCTACAGGAATGCCTATTTTCACAGCCCAATCAGGCGGTGAGAAGAAAGCAGGCGACGTAGAAACTCTATTGAAAACTACAGGACGAATTTCGAAGAGATTCAATGATGTTCCAATCTTGGGAGAATTTTCCAAAACTGTGAGCTGGGCAGCAGATGCCGCAGCTCAAGTTGCAGGAATTTTCGGTTGGTCAAAACCAACAGACCCCGAATTTGAAACAGCAGTGAATGTAACGTATGTACGAAACATGGCAAATTTCAATGGTAAAAGTTTATCTAAGCCTTTAGGTTTGGACGCACGAAATGCCGTTGAAACACCTACAAATGTGTTCGGTACTGAAGAAGATGAGATGGCGATCTCAACTATCACGTCTAGATGGATCTATCTTGATAGATTCGACATGACTGATGCTTCGGCACCTGGAACACAATTGTGGGCATGGCCTGTACATCCGAGTTCTTGTAAAAAGTACATCAACTCGGGCAATGTTACTAACCATCACACATTCTTATCTTACCTATCTCAAACTTTTGAGTTTTGGAGAGGGGGTTTGTGCTATAAGTTTCTTGTAGCTAAGACACCGTTCCATTCAGGTAGGATTAGAATCATCTTCGCACCCGGTGCTCTGTTATCAACACCACTCACATCAATCAATCGAGACTTCTGTTATTCAAAAATTGTTGATCTTCGTGACACAACGGAATTTTCATTCTCTGTGCCATTTGTATCAAACGCGCTTTGGAATGCAACTCACAAAGTGAATGCAGACCAACCTGACGCTCAATGTTATGAAACCCCAACAGGGATGATTTACATTGAAGTTTTGAACAAACTCCGTAATCCTGATACCGCTGCATCTTCTATTGAATTTGTAGTGGAAACTTGTGCGGACGAAGATTTCCAATTTGCCTTCTACACTCGAAAGCAAATCGAATCTGTAGCAAGAATGACAGCTCAATCTCGAGCTGATCCACTCTTCAAAACAAATGCTTTCACAGATGCGAAACCAAACAGGTTGGCAATGGGAGAAGTAGTCACATCAATTCGTCAAGTTTTGAAAAGATATCATAAGATTTCTGACTCTTCAATCACGCCAGCTACTGCTACTGAGAAGAACAAGGTTTATCCCTTTGTTACTACACAGAATGCAGCAAATGTGAAAGATATGTTCAGCTTCTTTAACGAAATTTACAGATGCTGGAAAGGTGGAATGCGAGTGATGTTGGTTAACGATATCAATGATACCGCAGCACCAACACGAGTTACATTAGAGCCTTACGGATTGGGAAATGCTACTTTTGGAGATTATTTCTCCTTGAATAGCGCGTGGGAGATGAATTCCATGAATGGGGTACCTCAGGTACTCTTTTTCTCTGGTATTGAAAATACTTTGGAATTGGATGTCCCATTCTATCAGCCGTATCCCTTCTTGCCAACATCTGTTGGCAAGCCTGCTTACGCAGCGGATTTCGACGGAATTCCACCTAATAATGTACCATACAATATGGGATCTAATCTCATTTTGGAGAATCCTTCCAATTTATCGATGTATCGATGTATTGGTGAAGATTTCTCATTTGGATACCTCTTAGGGCCTCCACGAAACTCATTCCCGATTGGCTAAATGCTAACTCACACAACACACACACAACCAAGTTCACTTGATGAACTTAATTACTAATCAACCCTTCAGGTAGATTCCCGCTACACTTTGGGCTTTAGAGCCAGAGTGTCAAGTCAAGGGGCGTATCACAAATACGTTTCTTGGACTGAAGTAGATAATTACAGCATGTAATTAAGACTGAAAATTTTTGGTCCTCGCTTAGCGGGGAAGTTTTTAGTAAGTCTTTATTACACTACTTCGATTCTTGACACTTATAGTGCAGCGGTTGCTGTCGCTTTTAAGATGCCAGCGTGCTTTATATCACCTATGTGATACATAGTAGGC